GCGCTTGTACGATTTATCGGAAAGATACGGCTCTTGTAATGGCAAGATTTTATGAATCCACCAAGTCGGCGAAGCATCACTTGGGATTCGGCTGTAAAACGGACTAGAAACCGCGGCGATTTGAATATTTAACAATTGCGTTGAATAAGCAGATCGGTCGATATCCGTTTGAATATTCCAAAGCGTATAAGGCGAAGTTCTTGATAGAACCGCATCCGCAACGACAGTTCCAGTCATGTTTGGCGTAATTCCGTCAATTGCGTAGCCGCTTTCGATCCTTGCTTCCAAAACTATGCGATCACCTTTCTTGAACTTCGTCGGCGTTGCATTTGCGGCATAAACTTCAAATGTGCATTGCGAAGCGTTATCAATAAAATAGATTGGAAACTTGCCGATAAACTGTGATTGAAACGTTTCGCTTGGTTGCTCGCTAAATAGATTAAACGAAATTGAATCAACCGAAATCGAATCAAAAATCGCCTTTCCCTCCCACAAAAAATTACCGTTGCTCATATCCTCGTCATCATGATTTATCGTTACGGCATATTGCGTTGATGGTGAAGAAAGCAAATTTGCGTATGTTTCCGCAGAATATGAAAACGGATGCGACGAATTATTGGGATCGCGGGATAAAACAAGATTTCCCGTTTGCGCCTGAATCCATCCATCGCCTTTCCATTCAATACGCGGATTACTTAGCAAAAACGGATTCCAGAAGTTTTCGCCAGCGTAACCGGAATCGCTTATGTAATAATCAGTTGATGAAACGTTCATCTTGACAAGCGTAGTCATGCGGCAAGAGCGGCAAATTGATTATTTCGGTTTGCGCGGTTTTCTATTTCGACGCGGATCGCGGAATCGTATTCGCTTATTCGTCGGCCCGTTCCATCGTAAATATTTACGGTTACAGGTCCGAAAGAATCATTATTAGAAACGACGCGACCGGATTGATTTGGAATAAATAATTCTGGACCTGCTTCGCCTACAATATATGGACGATTTGCTAATGCAGGGCCGCCATGTTGTAAAATACCTGGAATTATTGATCCACCTAATAGACCGCCTCGACCGCCTCCAATACTTCCTACATTAAATTTTTTGGACAAATTGTTTAACTCATCACCGATTTTAGCTAATACTTTTGCTAGTTCTTTAATTGGATGTAAAATTGCTTTAAGCACCTCAGTTTGCGCCCGAAATGTTGGCATCATTAATTCAAATAATGGTTTTAATTCTTTCATTATTTCTGCCAGCATTTCCAAAACTGGAATAATTGTTTCAATTAATGGATCGACTAACGCGAAAATAGCATCAAAAACTTTTCCAAGTGCTTCCTGAACTTTTTCGTTAGATAAAATCATGCTCATGGTCGCATTAACCAAACCCTCTTGAACCGTTTTCCCTTTCGCAAAAGCATCGGTCATTCCCTTCATTCTTGAACCGGATTTTCCAGCGGCGGCAAAAATGTCATCTGTAAACCCGCCCATTGTTAAAGTAAACGAGTTAAAAGCTTCAATCGATTTTTCAACAATAGAACGCGCCGCGGTCCATGTTGAAGGACGCGTAAACCCTCTTGGCATAATTTTGTCAATTTGTTCAACAATCTTATGCACTTTTTTATAATGATCTCTTTGTTGCTTTAATTGGTTTTGTATTTCTTTCGCTTTTTTTGTTTGTATATCAAATTGTTTAGTAAATAATTCCTGACTTTTCAAAGTTAATGCGGCCTGTGTTTTCGTTTTTCCAGTTTCTTTGTCTTTTAAGTCAATAGCCTTTGATACTTCTATATTTGTTTTTTTAACTTCTTCCTTTTGTTTTTCAAGGACTCCAAGTGCAATTAACCCGTTTTCGTATCCCTCTTTTATTTTTTTAATATTTCGCGTATGTAATTTAACTCCTTCAGCTATGTTTAAGTTTAAATCGGCTTGAGCAATTTTAAGATTTTTGGTTGCTTTTTCAACATCTCCAAAAGTAATTTTTTCAAATAATTCAATTGCTTTTAATTTTAGAACTTCAAATGCTCCGCCTAGACCAGTTACTAATTGAGTAATAATAAATCTTATTTGCTCAATTAATGTTCTAAAACCCATCATTAAAAAATTAAAAAAACGACCTATTAATCTAGATATATTTGATAAACCCTCCATTTCAGTATTAACAGATGTTAATTGAGCAAGAACACCTGATAATGCAGTTGCTAAATTGCCTTGGAAAGATTTAGATAAAATATTTAAACGGTCGTTTAATGCTTCGGCGCTTACAATAAACGAATTTGATATCACCGCGCCTGTATTTTCAAATTGCGTTTGCAATGCTTCAAGGTTTTCCCTGCCACCTTGAAGCATGTTGACCATCTTCACGCCTTCCGAATCAAACAGTTTAAAAGCGATTCTCACTCTTTCTGCTTGGGATTCAACGTTCGGCATAGCATTCGCGACCTCTTTTAATAACCTTTCATTAGATTTTAAATTACCTTCGGAATCTTTCAGGCTAATACCGAGCTCATTTAATGCGTCTTTTGCCACACCTGTACCTCCAGCGGCTTCCGCGGTTCGTCTTGTAAACCGTTGTAGTGCCATATCAAAAGTACTTGTCGCGACTCCCGATTGTTCCGCCGCAAATCTTAAACTCTGCAATTCTTTTGTAGAAACACCCAATCTTGCAGATGTTTTCCCTAGTTGGTCAGCGGTATCAATTAAAGATTTTGATAACGCCCCAAAGCCCGCAGTCCCTACAAGAGCTACCAGTCCTGACTTAACACCAGAAATAGATTTGTTTAAACTTCCAAGGTTTTTCTGGACTTGCGAAAATGCTTTTTTAGTCCGGTCTTCACCTTTTAAGGTTATAGTCGTCGATGGCACTATTTGAGTCTGTTTGTTTTTTTAAATAATTAAAATAAGCGATCCATCCTTGCACTTCGTCAACCGAAAAATCTAAAACCTCCTTAACCGATTTACCCAAACGGTCGGCGATCATAAAAACCGCCAGCAAGTCGGGATCGCTTTTTAGTTTCCCTCGATATCATCATCATTCGGCAAATCTTCATTCATGCGATCAATAATTGATGCAACAACATTGGGATCGAAATCATCAATAACAGCATCAACTTGCAAAGGCGTGAATATAAGTTTCCCGTTTTTGTCCCTGCAACGATATATGAGATTAAGAGCTTGCGCCTTGTCATAATCTTTATTCTGAACATGTTTCATTATCACGCTTTGTTGTGACATTTTAATAACAGGCCGATAATAAATTACGACGGGCTTACCGTCTTTATCTTTCCATTCAGGGACTTCAAGAGATTTAAGTTCTTCAGATAATCGCTCTTTAAATTGCGATCTGGCGATTTCAGCAATATTGCTCATTATGCATTCGTGTATGTTAATGTCCCACTACCTTGAGCGGTGAGTGACACGTTAACCGCATCATTAAGAGTACCAGTTGTTGAAAGTGATCCGTTTATAACAGAACCTTCCCAATAATCACCGGACCCTGTACCGCTGGAACTTGTATGATACAACTTCACATGCATTTCAGCGGCGGTTTGCATTGAAGTTAACATCAGTTCTTGCGCGGCATCGTCTTCCACATAACGCATGCTTGCTGATAAACTCCAAGAATACTGACCTCCAATGAATTCTTTATTTGCGTTTCCCATTACGCTAACCTCGATTTGATCCGCGCTCACTTCAACGGTCCAATCAGTTAACTGTGCAACAGTTGAATAGGTTCCGCTCCCGTCAGCATCGACCTGAAGCAGTCCTGTATTACCAGAAATTGCCATTTCTATCTTTCTAGACGGCTACGTCGGGCCGATCTTCTTTGAATTGATAAATTACGAGATACGATAAACGTATCGATCCCGTTGGTTTCGTCGCTTCCGCGTTCATGGACGCATCAGCACTCACCAAATACGAATCGCGAGCTTTGTTATTCACCCGAATATCGCCACTCATTGCGATTTGTATTTCCTTTTGAATCGCGTTCAAAGTTCGCATCACGGTTTTTCCGCTTCCGCCCTGACAATAACCTTCAATGGTTACGGTCAATTCAGACGCGATTTCCCGCGGCGATCCTGACGAATCGATTGCCAATTCCTCATCTGCATCATAAACGAGAATGCAAGGAAGTTTTGATTCCTCGATTGGATAAACCCGCGATTCGAAAACATTCGATCCGGTTGTGCTTAATCCGGTAACATCGGTCACGATGCGCTCCCGAATTTGCCTGCGTAAATGGTTCGCCATTACTGTTTTTCGAGTACCAGTAAAGTCGTTCCCTGATAGCCGGACCCGCTATCCTTTTGCACGCCGACAATGTGATATGTAATCGAGTTGATTACTATCGCATCGCCATGCGCCACGCTTGAAACATCCGAGGATACTGCAAGCGCGGTCGGCGTATTGCTCTCAACATCCCGTTCCCCCGTGTCCAGGGGAACGGAATTAAAAGGGTTGTCGAATAAAACGTTGATCGTCGATGCGCTTCCGCCGTCAGGCGTATAGGTTGCCGCGATCCCAAAATCATCGGTAAGGAAGAAATCGGAAAGATCAGATGCGCTTTCGACTCCCATCGTTATTTTTTCTTAGTCGCCTTTTTCGGTGCGTCTTCAGCCGCTACAGCTTTATTCGATCCGATGAGTTGGCGTGCGATGCGGTCATCGACTTCGAGTGTTTCCCCTGCAGGGTGATTCTCTCCCGCGATGAATGCTCCGCGTAACATGGTTATTTTCACTTTTCCGCCTGTCTCGCTGGCGGCCCCTACAAGGCCCCCAGCGTTCTTTGTGGTTAGCATTAAGCGTTGACTGTCATCGAGAAGGATCCCGCGTGCCTTACGGCAATATCGGCATCCACGAAAACGATCAATCTGACGCGTCCATCGTCAAATTCTTTGTGTACCGATACGTCTATACCTGGCGAGAAATAGCCGATCAGTAAATCGTTAAAATTTCCAAAGAATACCTTATTCTGTGAGGAATAAGTTGATTGTGCGCTGACAAGCGCTCTGAAACCGTCGATGGTATTATTTTC